TCTAATAAGTAATCTTTCATGAGTTCTCCAAGGAATAATTTGATGTTATTTAGATCAATAATATATTTTACATTTTTTATTAAGCAGTGTCAACAGTTACATGCTCATTTAGGCATGACTGTGGCCAATGTCTGTCCGCCACGAATGCTGGTTAATTCACCAGGCTTGCGCAATTCTAACCAGGTATTAGCCGAGTCTATTTTAAAACGCTGCTGCAATTCGAATCCGGCTGACTGTGCGGCTGTTAATACAGCATGCCCTGGTGTGTAGCACATAAAACTTCTTTCGGCTAAGTCTACTCCGCCGGCTCGATCGCAGTCATTGAATGACATGGCCAACGTACCACCGGGTTTGAGCCTGCTGAAAATTTCCACTATGTAGGCTTGAATAATTTCAATAGGTTTAAAATTGAAAAAATAGTAGGCCAGACAAAAAGCAAATTGACCAGTTGGTAAATCTGTCAGTATAGGAGCATCAACTGATTCAGTTACTGCATAAGTTCTCAGCCTTCTTTGGTATTGATCGTTGAATCTCAACACAGCAGGATCTAGTAATTTAAGATCAGTATCAACTAGATACAACGGATCGCATCCTACCAACAGATTAATCCATTCTTCGTGTCCAGGTCGAATAATCATTCCAGCATGGTGCCAGTCACCGTGTGCTTGTATACGTGCTGTAAGAAATTCTCTAGTTTCTTTGTCAATTTGGTATCGACGGCTCAATGTGTGTTCTATAGAATCGTACGCAGTCATTTCCTGATATAGTTCAGAGCTTTTGATATAGTAAGACGGTTCGTGCTGACGAATCATTGTTGTAATATTTTCTTTAACTTCGTCTAATGTTTGATCAATGTCAACTAAACAGTCAAGTACTCGGTTGTACTGTTGTTGTAGACGTTCAGTTAAATTAGAGAACTGTAAATCATTGGTCTTGACTGTATGCAATACCGGAGCCAAAGTTTCATGAGCAATAGGCGCAGTATCTAACGGTGTCATGTCGTCAAGAATGGCTTTATAAGCAAGAAGAGAACTTAGTTTCATTAGAACTCAAACAATGATTGAAATGTATTGTCGGTATTGGTAGCAGAACCTAAATCCCAGTCTAGCACTCCTAGTAAGTTATCTACCTTACCGTCAATTACAGTGGCTTCCATTTCGGCGTCGTTAAACGGCAGTTCACAAAACCATTTGGGTAAATGTTTTTCATCAGTGGGATAAGCGATACTTGTCCATCCCAATGGATTAGATTTTAATTTACAGACAATAACTTTCATGCCATCAACAATGGACATAGAATAATTGTCGCTGTTCATCCGGCGTAGATTGTTCCAGTTTAGTGCTGCTCGCACATGTCCTGGCATGTTAGCTTTGCCTTCTTTTGCTTCTTTATTGCCGTACATGGTCAAGTTATTGACTCTCTTAGGAGAGCCTTTTTCCCACCCCGGTCTTTCTTTGAACAGAATTTTAAAATCTCGAATTTTTTCAATAATATCCTGTTTGTCAACACCAACTAGAGTGTCTGTCAAAATACCGCTTAAGAATTCTTGTATGACTTTCGGAGTGTCACTACGCTTGAGATCCAACCCCATGGCCTTAACTTTACCGGGCTTACCGTTACCGTCTAATCTCTTGCCTTCTTTGTCGACGATCATAACAGCATAGCGTTTCTTAGTAATGAACAAACCTTTACTGGCCACAATTTCTCGTCCGCCGCGAATTACAGCACCCATGTCTCTGGGACAATGAAAGGCCTGTTCCATAAAACCCGGAAAACTTTGATTAACTTGTTCGGCAATTGAATCATACAAAGAAATAGCAGTTTCTTTCGACCATTCCATGCGACCTTGCACGATATCGTCTTTGAGTACGGGCCAAGCACTAAAGTAGCAGGAGTCAGTGTCGCCATAAATGATAGCATCACCCACATGATCGTATTTGCCAGTGATACATTCGTTGACATGTGCGTCCATATGCTTGGCAATACTACGACCAGTCAACGTAGTTGATTGACCGATTCTTTTGTCAAAGAATCTACACCCTGGATTAAGAATAGCACCATACAAACTGTTTAGATTAATTTTCTTAACTAACTGTCTTTTATCCCAGTATTCCTCATCTTCTTTAGTTTCACAAGACTTGAGCTTGGCCTGCATCTCCTTACGTTCGGCATACCAGCGTTTGAGTAGTCCGGGAATAATACCTTCTTTTTCGTAAGTGAAGATCGTGCCATTGGCACTGAGAATCCAAGGCTTGTTGCTGTCAAAAATCATAGGCCAGACTTCAGCCGCTGAATGAATTGTTTCAGCGCCATCACTCCAATCTACAGTGATCTCGGTTCCACGCTGCATTTCCATGACAGCATTATACTCGAGTGTAGCAAACAGGCCTTCCCAGGCGGCCGCAAAACTCATACCTCGTCTGATGCGCTCGTTGATATATTGATCAGTCAGCACTGGTCGTAACTGCCCTACAATAGTTTCAGGACCCATGTTTAGTGCTCTAATAGCAGACGGATACAAACTGTTGATGTCGATGGATCCGATGTATTGATGTATACCTTTTTTTGGATAAGCAACGTAAGCACCTGCAGCTTGTGTATCTTCGGAATCACTATACTGCCTTCGATTAGGTACCACCATGCCACGAGCATGAGCTTCGTTAATGATAGCTTGTTCAGTTACGGCTACAGCACCCATTGTGGTTGGCAACAACACTGTATTTTCGTGTGCCAGTGTGTTGGCAAGATCCATGAATCTCAGTTTCTTGTCAATCTTGTTTACCAGTGCAACGTCTTGTCTGTTATACTCAATAAACTTTTTAAAGTCGTTGTTGTAGAGTTGATCCAGTGTGCCTTCGTATGCAGTTTTTGATCCTAATTCTTCATATTCACCAATGGCATCTAAACTGTAGCTGTGTCTCTCTTCGTATGTGTACTTGCGATACAGTTGCATATAGTCCATGTGTACTCGGCCTACGATGTCAAATGTAAGACTTTCTTTACCGTAGCGTTCAAAAGTTCTAGGTTTGGGCAACTGACCCCACAAGCAGAATCTTCTTGTGTCGTCTTTGCTTAGTACCCTGGTGATTCGATTAACAGTATAAGGGATGTCATAACCTTCGCTATTCCAGCCAGTTAAGATATCAGCATCGTCGATCAGGTTTAGGAAAGTATCCAGCATTTCTGCTTCATTATTGAACATGAAAGTGTTACTAAATTCCGCAGCAATCTCATTGGCAGTTTCCATGCTCATGCTGCGAGGTGGAATAGCCAACGTGATCATTTGATCCAACCAATCTAAGTAAACTGAGATTGCAGTGATGGGATTAAACGCTTCTTCGGTGCTGCTGAACCCTCTCTCGGCATCGAAATCAGTTTCAATGTCAAAAAACGCTGTGTGCAGCTTCGGCGCATCGCTGCCTTGATAATTTTCTTCAAGGCAGCGAAAAACCGGATTAATATCACTTTCATAGATATTTTTACCGGAGTGCATGCGTAGTTCTTTTCGAAACTCTTTGTTGTTGCGACTGGAAAAACGTGACACAGGTGTTCCATAAATGCTGCGAAACTTGCCACGAGGATCGTCGTGATAAAAAATATAAGTAGCTGGAAATTCTTGATAGTAACGTTCGCCGTTACGTCGGCCTACAACATGAATTCGATCTTTGTCTCGATCGAAAAGTGCGTCAATATAACTCAAAAATTTCTCCTAAATGGATTATGGCCCATTAACCTTCTGCATGTCCTTGAGGCGGACGATTCCTATAACGTGATTAATCTGATCAGTGCTGCTATGTCGATACTTATTAGCAAAATATAATTGCCTAACATTCCAAGACTTTGTCGTGTCCAAGCTGCCCACGCAAATATTCCGCATTGTACAATAAACATAGGATACAGCAACAAAAATGGTGGATGTGGCAATGTAAAAGCCATTATCAAACTACAGGCAATGCTAGTAGCCCAAGCAACAACTTCTAATATAAATCTCAAAGGCCATACTCGAAAGTCTTTTTCAGCCCAGTTTAATATATCATGTGCAAAATTGCGTAACCAAACTGTCACAGAGTTTTGCCCACTGTGGTTAGAATAGTTTCTAGCAATTCGTGATCCTGTTGCTCTTTGCCAAACTCAGCCTTGTGTGCCAATCTAATGGCTTTTTTAAGAATGTTGGGTTTGATTTCTAATTCCTCAGCTACAGCTTTGATAGTGTCACTGAGCCCGGAGTTGAGAGTTTCAACTTCGTGCATGACTTGCATGCCTTCATTGATCATCTGAGTAAGCTTGGCTTTTTGTTCGCTGCTGAAAGTACGGTCCATTATTATTTCCTTAAAAGTTAAATTATAGAGTGTTTTTTAATAAATTTAAATCTTTTTGAGTAAGTCTGTATCAAAATTCACAGACAGTTGGTCTGTGTACTTCTTAATTATACCGCCAATTACTAATTGTCTATTTTGTCTTAATCGGTCTGACATTTGATGTCTTAGATCAGAAACATATAGCAAGTCTGTTAG